GTGGAGAAAGTGGTCTTCAAATAAATTTTACCTATAAGCCAAATTGGTTTCATCGCACTATGATGAGATTGTGTTTTGGATATAAGTGGGTAAACCTTTAACACCGAAGAAGAAATGAAAAGAACACTAATCATTTACAACACAAAAGAGACTACACAAGAAGAAGCAAAACACCTTCTTGACATCCTTAACTGCGATGATTCTATGATATGGGATAATGCAGATAGATGCGGAGTAGAGATTATTGAAGTACCAACAGATAAAGCAGAAGAGTGATGAAAAAATGAAAACAGAAATCAAAACAATTCAAGAAATCCTTAATGGAGCAGAATCTCCATTACCAATAGAGGTAATCCCAAACCATATGGGAATTAATTTAGTTAGCGTAGAGGCAATTAGTTGGACTCGCCAAAAAGATGGTCAACTTGTGAACCTCACTATACACTTCACCCCAGAAGTATAACCTTTAACACCAAAGAGAGATGACTAAAAATGAAATATTAAATGAAATTGAAGACTTGCAACAAGCATTTACAGATATACAAGCCACAGATAGGTACTATGCTCTACAGATGCTCAAGGATAGAATCTTAACCTTTAACACTAAAGATTTGGAATCCTAAAATATTCTTCGTATATTTATAACAAATAAACACATAAACAAAAACAACAATGGACAATTTTGATTTAAGAAAATTCTTGGCTGAGAATAAGTTAAAGGAAGCTAAAACAGACGCATTTCGTAATCTATTAGAAAAAATATATGAAGATGCTATTGAAAGTGTAGAATATGATGAAATGGGGGGGTACTCTTCGAAATCATTTAATGAATACTGGAATGAAAATAGAAATGAAATTATGGCTATATTTTCCGGGATTTAATTGATTTTTAGAACATTTTAAAGAAAGGGTTGGATTTCCAATCCTTTTTTTGTATATTTAAGTATAAGAAAAATGATAAACGGTTATGGCAACACTAACAGTTACAGACAAGCAACTACGCTTAATTCAACAAGCACTCGATTTTTACTCTCGTATCGGGATTGGTCAATTAGATGAAATTAAAGACCACCCTACTTTCGCTAAGTACTTAGCAGAACAAGTTAAGGATGTAGATGGAAAGGTTGATTACGAAAGATATCACCTTATTCGAGAACAAGCAGATAATGCTTTTACTCAAGGTAGAAATATGTTGTGGAATGATTTCACAAGAGATAGAAATGGAAGTTGGGGAATCCATAACCCAAATGTAGACGAAAGCTGTATGGTAGCTTATGATTTGATTCAAGTTATCAGACATGAGTTTTGGAAAGCTGATTCAGACCGAAGTGAATGGACAGTAGATTCTTCAGTACATTTACATACCGAAGATGGAGATAAGATTAAATGTGAACTTTAACACCAAAGAGAGATGAGCTGGAATCATAGAATATTAGCACACAAAGATGGAGAGGGAATGTACTTTCAAATACACGAAGTTTATTATGACAAAGATGGTAATGCAGATAGTTATACTGCCAAAGGCGTAAGTGTAGGGGCTGAAAGTTTAGAAGGTATTAATTGGGTATTAGATAAAATGAAAGAGTGTACTAATAAGCCAATTCTTTTAGCTGATGATTTCCCAAATGAATTGATAAAAACCTTTAACACCAAAGAGTTATGAACGAAGTAGAAATCTTAATCAATCGGCTCAAAAGAATAGGTATCGAGCTTGAGTTAATGGGTAATATACCTTGGATTTATTTACATAAAGTAAATGGTAATAGAGTAAAACCTGAGGATTACAATGCTAATCATGGTTATACTATTGCTTGGCATCCTGTTAGGTTAGGTGAAGAGATACATCTTGATAGTGATTTGAAACGAACATTTGAAGTAATTAGAAAATATAAATGAAAGCAATCTTAGAGTTTAATCTTCCGGAAGACCAACCCGAATTCAACAACGCCATTAAAGGTGGTGATTGGAAAGATGTTTGTTGGCAGATGGACCAATACCTTCGTAAACATATTAAGTATGATGAGTCCCTCTCAGAAGAACAACTTAGATTCTATGAAGGTGTAAGAGTGGAGCTCTATGGTTTTATGGTTGAGAATAAAGTAGATTTATACGAAGTAGAATGAAAGCAATTAAACAATTCTTTAAACACCTTGCTTGGTTAGAGCAAGAGCGAATCAAAGCAATGATTCATTGTGGTAGACCAACAAGCATATGAGATATTTAGTATTATTTTTAGCACTAAGTTTATTCTCTTGTGAGAATACTTACAAACCAAATAAAAATTACCGCTATAAATTTAGTGGTATGTCTCATAAAGATAATATTGGTAGAAAGATATACGGTTCACATTACTTTACTTTAGATGAACGTATTAAAGATATGAATTCATTTAAGGAATGTTATGTAAATTATTTAGAATGGTCTGGTTTAGACCCAGAAGGCATTTATAAGAAGAACTTTTATGCTGATAGAAAGAATGTTTACTTTACATTAGAAGATGAAGTATGGGGCCGAGTTACTGTATATGATGCTGATATGTGTAACTAATGAGACGAAATAAACACGGAACCGGTTTTAAATTAAAACCATATAATCAAACGTTTCAACACCAAGGTAGCACTTGGGATGTTATACATAAATCAGCTGATACACTCTGGGCAGTTGAATTAGATAAAAAAGGTAATGCTGGTGGAGCTGTATTAAAATTTCCCATATAATATTTGGCTACCCGAGTTCTCGTTCGTATATTCAACGTGTTGAATAAGGAAATAATAAAGGTTATATGCAAGTAGTAGTTACAAAAGAAATTAAGTCAGCTTACACAGGTAGAGTATTGCAAACTAAAAAAATTATCAACCCTGAATTATGTGTTGATACGATGGCAATTGCTCGTGAAAGTGCTATTGGTGCTAAGGAGAAAAACGATTGCGTTGTTAGAGCATTTATGGCAGCACTTGATACTTCATATGATTCAACCCATGCGTTTGTTAAAAAATACCTCCACCGTATAAATAAGCGAGGCACATTTACAAGTAGCCATTTACCAAATGTAATTGGTAAAGTTAAGAATGGTAAGAAAATCAAAATGTATGGTGTTTCTCCAAGTCACGATTATTTGATTGGTTTTAGATTTCCAAATACTAAATTGCTTACCAACCCAAAATATAAAAAACCAACTGGTTATACGTTGCGTTCGTTTATTGAGAACCATCCAATTGGAAATTATTTTCTTATTGTTGAAGGACACGCAGTAGCAGTTGTTGATGGTAAGTTACATGGTAATACAGGTGAGGGTAATTATAAAATTAATCGCCGAGTTCATTACGTAGTTGAGTGTAAATAGATTTGGCTACCCAAAAATAAGTTCGTATATTCAACGTGTTGAATAAGGCGAGAAGCTAAAAATAATGGTTATGAAAACAAAAAAATACACGAAAACGCAATTGAAAAAAGACCAAATCGCAATGGTGCTTGAAACATTAGTTGATGAGTTTAATGCTCAAATTGAGGATGCTGATGGTGGTAGAATGGATGTTATTATTGATGATTTACATGCTCATTTCAGTCGTAGAAGTTTAGAAGTAATGTTTTTTGACAGCATTAAATTACACGAACCAGATGAATTTCCAGTTGAGGTAGTTGAGCGTCATAAAAAAGCAGTTGCGTTGGAAGAAAAAGTCAATAAGGAATTACGTTTGTTGATGGCTAGTGAAGCAATGTTTGCTCACGAGGATGCTTATATTAATTACATGAACAGATAAGATATGACAATTACATTCAATCCAAGTGAGTTAGGTATGGTTTATTTAGGTATGGATAAATACCAAATCAATGCTGATGAGCGTTTAGAAGATAAAATTGTAATTTGGGGTCATTTACCATTTAAATTAGTAGGTGATAAGTATGTTAATAAAATAGGTGTTAAAGTTTATATAAAGTAAGCAACTAAATATTTGGAGTCCCGAGAGGGACTTCGTATATTCAACGTGTTGAATAAGGCGAGACGCCGCAAAATAAAAGTTATGTTTAAATTGACGCAATACAGAAGATTGGAAATGGATAGTTTGTTTAAGGGCTATGCCAATAGTTTTATTACTGATGATGAGCTAGATTTTATGCTTGATATCACATTGGGTGAGTTGAGTAGTATTGATGTTGAATTTTAAATAATAGGTTATGGAAGTATTTGTATTACTTAAAGGATATGATTTCGAGGGTTTTGGAAGCAATGTTGAGGTATTTTCAACACATGAGGCAGCCGAAACTAGAAAACAACAATATGTTGATGGTGTAATTACAGCTTTTGATGCTCCAAATATTGAATTTGATTATGGTTATGATTTGGTTAAGATTGTTAAACGTAAAGTAGGATAATTATGGAAAATATAAATGCAATTCGATTAATTAAAATATTAGTTGAAGACTCTACCCTATCAGAATTAATGAATGAGCAGGACAAGAAAGAGTTAATGGAATACATTGACGTTCAAATTGCTATTGAAACTGAATTTGCTGAGTAATGGATTGGGTATTGTTAATAATGATTGGAGTAGCAGGTGGTTTATCTACACTTGGAATGATAAATATATTTTGGTATTTTCACGATAAAGAAAATAAGTAATGGATAACGAGTTAATCAAGGACGAGCAATGGGACTTTTATAGCGCACTACCAAACCCAACTTGGTATGATGACTCGGACGATCAAACTGAAGGCGATGAAGGATAGAGCAATAGAGTTATTAGATGATATTGAGGCTAACGTAAGTGTTTGTTGTGCTATAACAATGGAGCCGGATGAGGTGTTAGACTTGATTGAAGAGTTAAGGGGGATAGTTAATAAAATGGAAAGTTAAATTTGCCTTTTAATAGTGATTTATGTATATTTTCATACGTATATATAAACAAATAATATAATTATGTCAAGTAAATTCTTTGGTAATAAGCAGGATAAGTCATTACCTAAAAAACAAGGTAAGGCCAATAATAAAGGTAAGGGCGCTCAAAAACAAGTTAGAAAAGTAGGACGCGGTAAATAAAAAACACTCAAATGACAAACGGATTAATCCAGGTAGTAGCAGGCATTAACATTAAATATGTTGACAACATTCCATTTGTATTATTGGGACTAAAACCAAGCGGTGTATGGGAGTTCCCAGGCGGTAAGGTTGAAAACCAAGAATCACATAGTGAGACGATGGAACGGGAATGGATTGAGGAATTAGGTGTGATGGTGGAATGTGAGGATGAACATTTTGGACACGCCAGAAACGGAGTATATGAGGTGTGGTTCTATGAGTTGGATATTAAACAGGACGAGTATCAAGACGGCGAGCCAACATCCCAAGAGCACGTTGACGTAAAGTATTTTAGGTTAGATGAATGTGATGGGATAGAGATGAACCCAATCAATAAAACAATGTTGAACAAATTAACAGTAAAATATTCATGAGTGGGGTAGCAATAATGTATGTAATGTTTGTAGTGTGGGGGTTAGGATTTGTAAGTGGTTTATACGTAAATAGATCGAACGGTGAACGTAAATAATTAAAGCCTTCTTATAGTGAATCACGCACCCCCTAATACATATATACAAAACACAATCTCATCATAGTGCGATGAAACCAATTTGGCTTATAGGTAAAATTTATTTGAAGACCACTTTCTCCACCCAATCTATAACCACCTACATAGTTTGGTGTTTTGATTGATTCAACATTGGGTAAATAAAAGTTGTTTGTTGTTGTTGTTCCTTCTTGTTCGTTTAACTCTGCGATACACTTATCAAGATATTCTTGATTTGCTGATGGTCTTCCAAACTTTAATTCAGCAAACAATTCTTGTAGCGTGTGTTCTGAAGGATTTGTTAATGGGTTACTGTGTTCAATTCCTTTTGTTGTGTTAATCTCTGCAACTCCATCCTTTGGACCTCTATCCTCAATAAACCCTTTTGAGTTTTCATAACGTGTTTCATTTCCGTATGAATCATATTCTTTCCTACACCAATCTCCATTTGAGTTTTCCCAATAGATTTCATTTCCATTCTTATCGTTAATTACAAATGGAAAATCTGTAACATTTAGTTGTTGTGCGATTGTTTTAATTTTATTATTTGTTTTCATCTTACTTCAATTCTTTCAATTCGTACTTCACTCCTTCAATCTCTACTACTTTACCTTCACAAGATTGTTTAGGTCTGTTGTCTATGATAAGTCCATCTGAGTCTTCAAAGTGGATTTCTTTTCCATTTGAATCGTATTCTCTCCTACACCAATATCCATTTGAGTCTTCATAGTAGATTTGATTTCCATTAGAATTAAACTCTCTCTTCTCCCAATCTCCATTTGAGTCTTCATAGTAAACTCTATTTCCATTAGAATCATACTCACTCTTTACCCAATATCCATTTGAGTCTTCATAGTAGATTTCATTTCCATTCTTATCGTTAATCTCAAATGGAAACTCTTTGATGTTGAGCTGTTGTGCGATTGTCTTTTTCATTTCTGTTTTCATTTCTGTATTTGTTTATTTATGTATTTTTTCCACCACTTAACCGCAGGTGGATACTCGGTTTATTAGAATTGTAGACGTTCAAACGTCTTACCATTTTCAGTCATAACGTAGTAGTGAGTGTCTTTGTGAAGAGTAAAGAACTTTCCATCTTCATCAGATATAATTCCATCTGCTCCCTCAGATGTTACCTGATGCATATTGCAGAAGTCTTGAAATTCTTTGGGATTGTAGAGTTTACTCATAACTGAGTAGTTGTCCCCTAATTCGTAATTGCGGGCGATTCGACCTTCGTCAATCATTCTAAGTATAAACATAGTGTTTAGATTTATGTATGTGTTTATTTATGTATACCTTAATATACGAAAAAAGGATTGGAAATCCAACCCTTTCTTTAAATTTATTTCTCTTTGGTGTTAGAAGGTTTCTTCCTTGTAATTCTTAATACATTCCTCCTCCATTAGGTCAACCCATTTTGAGTAGGAGATTTCTTCTCTATTAAGTTGCCATTCCAACTCTCTTACAAATCCTTGCTTTAAGTATTTACCCATTACTTCTTAATTTTAACCACATAATTTATGTACTGTGGTTTATGTGAATTATCATACTGATGATAGGTAATGTATGAATTGATTATTCTAGTACCACTTTCATTTACCCAATCTATAAACTCACTATGTTTCTTCATTCCATCCGTTCCCGTATGGAAAGACACCTCTTTGATTTGTGATTTAGTAAACAATCGTTTTAACCACTTCATCTCTCTTTGGTGTTAAAGAATTCAGATAAGTTATCATATAAAGATATAATTTCATTATCAGTTAGTTCACTAACTTGCTGCATTAACGAAGCTCTTAACAACTCTATTTCTTTATTTCTATCACTCATCTCTCTTAATCGTCTAAATGGTCAAACTCTCCGTATGTATGAATCTTATAACCCGTCTCAATTGGTTCAAAGTTACTGATACATAATCCTTTTAACTCATCATCACCAAAGCGTTCATATAAGTTTGTGTGAGTGCTGAGGTAAGGACCTCCACTTGGATCAACCATATCAATAATGTTAGTGTCTGAGTAAACTAAATGTCCGTATTGAGCACAGATGGGTCCGGGACCAACATATTCATCATTCTCATAGATCATTTCGTGAACTGCATTCTCGAAATCTTCAATATGCATTGGACGTCCTCCTCCAGAACCTACATCCTTACAATATTGTTGGTAAGCTCTCTTGTAGTTGTTGGGCCAACCAAAGCGAGCATGCTTGAAACTACCTTCCCACAATACACTACCATCCTCTTGTTTGGTGAATGTATAAACGTCTCCGTAACGATTTTCGTATTTTGTTTGCTTATTGGGCATTTCTAATGATTCTCTAGTTATGTTCATTTTGTTCTCGTATTAAAGTTAAATCACTTGGTTTTACTATTGCTCTAATTCTATCATTTGCGATTACAATTCGGGTTGAATCAATAACAGATATAATATAGAACGGATTATATTCTCTCCAATCCTTAGAGAAAACCCTATCGTTTATTTTGAATTTAGGTTTTCTAGGCATTTTGAACTAATAACATTAGAGCATTGATTTGACCTCGCTCTTGCCATCCCAAAACATCATCATCGTGACCAGGTAGGAAATCCTTGGTAACAAACTCACCTTCATCATTGAAGATAGCAACCTCAAATTTATCAAAGAAATCTGGTTCTAGGTTATTCTCACGTGGTGTGCTGTAAGCAAACTCACCTGCAATTACACTTATCTCAAATCCGTTATCGAATTTGGTTGTGCTTTTCAAATTACCTCCCATTGATGGGAAAAACTGAATGTCTTTAAATGTTTTCATAACCATTATTTTTACTTATTCAACGTGTTGAATATACGAAAGGAGATTTGGGGAGCCAAATATTAGCAACGATATTTTCCACGAATTACATCAACTATAAACCTGGCTATCATATAAGCCAACCCAATTGATACCCCTAATGCTAATAAACTTCCCATAACTTTATTTGATTTATAAATTAAAATTTTAATATCTTTTTAGCTTTTTTCTTAGCTTTACTCGCACTCTTAGATACTGCTCCAGCTGTTTTAGTAGTTGTTTTAGCTACTGTGTTTGCAGTTTTAGTAGTTGTTTTAGCTACTGTGTTTGCAGTTTTAGTAGTTGTTTTAGCTACTGTGTTTGCATCCTCTGTTACTCTATTAGCAACTGTATTTCCAGTGTCCTCTACGAACTCTTGTGCTGGTTTAGTATCTACACTTACTGAAAGGTCAATATCTACACCCACACCCAATGCAAGTTCTCCATCAACACCAATAGTTGCAACACCATCATCCATCGTAGCACCTCCACCAACTTCAGCACCTACTTGTGCTCCAACTGATACACCAGCACCTGCTTCAGCACCGTTACCATTTTTATCGTATGTGCTATTAGATGCTCCTACACCTACTGATGCCCCGGCCATTGCCCCTGCGTGACCTTCAGCTCCATCTTTACCTACTTGACCACTAGCTCCAACATATGCTTTGGCTTCTGCACCTGCGTGTACCTCAGTTGTGTTAGTTACACCACCATACTCTACTGAGTTAGATGCTCCAACTTCAGTTGATGCTCCTACTTCTGCATGAGCGTCTACTGTTGCGTTTCGACCATCCCACCCAGCTGATGCTTCAGCTTCGGCGTGTACTTCTGCATCAGCATGAGCTTCTTGTGAGATGGTTACATCACCTATTTGGTTTGAATTTTCTACGTTTGCATGAACCTCAGCTCCTGCTTCTGCACCAGCGCTTACTGATGTATTTGTAACTTCAGTTCCAGCAGATGCTTCTGCTGATGCCCCGGCGTTTTCGTTACCTATTGATTTGTTTACTTCCATAATACCTTATTTGTTTTGTTTATAATCTAAATAAAATCCAATCGCTACTATAATATTCATACCTACACTAGCGATTATTTCATGTAAATCTTGATATATGTTTAAACTTAAATGAACGTGTCCTACCATCCAAAAAGGTATAGCCATGTTTTGACTAATCCAAATTATTAAGAACTTTAAGAATTGTTTCATTTGTCTTTATTTCTTAATTTAAACCACGCTTTTGCTCTAAAAGTAAAACTAGTAATTAAACCAATACCTATGAGGAAAAATATACCATCAAATTTATCATAAGGAGATATTTGGTATGTTAAAGCAGTCCATCCTAAAATATAACCAAACCACAATACTACCCATACTAAATCAGGGATACGTTTAGCTGTTTTTTCTAGTTTTTCTACTTTAGAATCATGAACTACTCTCGACAGAGCATCTTGTAAATCCTTTCCATAAGCAGGGATTTTTGTTATTGAGCCGTTTTCATTTAATAATTCAATTTCATACTTCATCCACTCGGGGAATGAATTACTATCCTTTCTGTAGGACGCATTGATAACCTTTTGTTTCATCATTAACTATTTTTACCTTTTTTTGGTTTACGTTTATCCCAATTGGAATATTCTTTATCACTCATCATTATAAGTTGGGTTCGTCTATTACGTGCTCTTGCCTCCATTAAATCAGCAGCATCACTAAATGAACCCATTTTGAGGTGTTCATCACCGTCAATAACATACCAACTATTAAATGCTTGTGTTATATCCTTACTCATTCATTGTTAATTTAAATAATCCTCTATCTTGATAGTCAGTATATGTGAGGAATTCTACTTCCCCAAATTGACTAAATTCACTTATGGCTTGTTGCACTGTTTCTTCTCGTGAAGTAAAGTGGGTAGAGTGGTTAGTAGGTTCAAGGTACCAAACTTTAGCTAAATTACCCCATATTTTTAGCTCACGTACAGTTTCTTCTATATGGAAATTAGATAAATTTAAAGCAACATCAAACGGGTAATTTTTATGGTTTTCTAATAGGTTATTATCTTTTTCTAAATCCCATTTGTTAAATTCTAGAAACTCAACGTTACTAACTTGATCTATTTCTTTAATTATATTACAAACTTCTAAGACCTTAGCATCTTTATCTACTCCTAAAATTGATTTTGCTTTTGGTGCTAGTTTAAAGGTTCCATACCCAGTATTACACCCTACATCAATTACATTTTTACCTTCTACATCTATAGCATTAAATCTAATATGTTGGTTTTCATGTTTGCGTCTTTCAGCATCAAATATTAGTTCACCCCCAGCATATACAGGCATGTAAATATTCACTCTATCTTGAGGTAATGGTGCCCTAGATTTAAGACTTATTTCTAATAATTTTTGTTTTAGACCCATTTTTAAGGTATTTATTTTTTTCTATCTGGGGTAGATAAATATTTTTTAATGTCTTTTTGTAATTGTTCAGAGTTTACTTTCCCCCTATTTGGGTTGATTTTAAATTTCTTTATCGCCATAATACTTGTATTAAAATAATCGTTAATGCCAGTATAAGTATTAAACCAGTTTTAAGTGTTATAGCTTCATTTAAATGAATTAGCGTAAGTGTTGTAAACGCAAGTATACCCATAGAAAATCCCAATAATCGTGACGGCCAAACAGCACCATCAAATGCTTGTACTAGGTAAGTTGTACCTAGAATATAAGAATAGCCAACTGGGATTCCTCCTATAGCTGCTACTAATATAGGATGGTCTTTAATCCATTGTGATATGAATTGACCATTAGTTTGATACCAAGCTAATGTTTGACCTAATAGGAATAATAACATCCCTGATATGAATAGTTTATAGTTCATCTAAAAATTTATTTACTTTAATTTGGCTATCTTGATCACTTATAGCATTAAGGGGATCAGGGTGAATTTCTACAAATACACCATCGTAATCAAAAATTGGTGCTGCCTTAAGATACTTTAAAGCTAATTTATAATCACCCCCATTACGACCATTTTCCTTTACACGTTGAGTTGAATGGCCAACGTCTAAAATTACTTTATCGAAATGTTGTTTTAAATATTCCACGTTACCAAAATCAACTAACAATTGACCATATCCAAATTGGGAACCACGTTCTGTAACCCATACTTCAGCATTTGGTTTTACCGATCTAACTTTACTAATAGCACCTACTATAGTTTTAGGATCAACCCATTGCCCTTTTTTGATATTGATTTTATCAAAATATTGAGCTGTCCTAGTAATCAAATCCGTTTGTTTACATAAGAAAGCTGGTATTTGGGCTACGTCAACATATTTCCCAAATTTAGATACCTGTTCTACACTATGGACATCTGTTATAGTTTTAATCCCAGGGTATTCTTCTTTAAGTGTTTTAAATATCTCTATCCCTCTATACAAACCTGGACCTCGTTTACCTTCAATGTTAGTTCGGTTTGCTTTATCAAATGATCCTTTAAAATACCAATCTTTACCCTGCATTCTAGGGTATACTTCCTCTAAGATCTCTCTAGCGACATCTATAGATTCTAAACTACATGGTCCAATTATATAAGTCATTATACAGTATGTTCAAAAAATTGTTCAGTATGAGCTGCAGTTAGGTGATGTTCTGTTAGCTTATTCATGATTTTCCAAGGAATAGTAATAGTGTGAGCACCGGCTTTAAGCGCTTCCTTTACGTGTTGCGACGTCCGCACTGAACTAAACATTACCTTGGTATTATAACCGTATTCTTTGGTTAAATCCACCATAGCTTTAACTAAACCAATAGCATCTCCACCTTGATCTTGTAAGCGACCTACTAAGGGGCAAACATAGGTAGCACCTGCTTCCATAGCCATATAGGCTTGTTGAATCGTATAAACCAAATGAAGGTTTACTTTAAATCCTAAATCAGTTAGGTGTTTACAAGCTTTAACCCCTTCCATTGACATTGGGATCTTATAAACTGTAGTTTCACGGTTTAATCCTAATGCCTCTTGCCTATAAGCTTCATCAATGATTTCGTCTGTTGTTCTACCTAATGCCTCAATTTGTAGTACTGATGCTCTTTTAGATAGTTCAACAATAGTTGAATCCACATCTGTAATGCCCTCACGATGCATAAATGTTGGGGTAGTTGTGACACCAGCAATTATACCTAAATCTAAGGCAGAATTGATTTCATCTAAATTTACTGAGTCTAAATATAATTCCATTATTATTGTTTTAATCCTTTAATAAAGTGATACCCAAATATAATAATAACAATTGGCCAAAGCACGAGTGAAATTACTCTTTCTCTATTATCTAATTTATTTTTACTTTCTGTAATATTAGCAATAAAACTATAAATAATATCCCAACCTACTCCTATAAGCAAATATATGATTACATTATTCATTATGCTAATAATAGATTATTATTCTCTAGAATGTCAACCCAAAAACGTTTGAGCCACACTTTAATAGTAACATTATCTAGCGTATCTTCAGCTGTAGCATCGTTTTCCCAACGCTCAGTTCCAATAACAGCTATGCAATAATCAGCTATATCACGTGCCTCATCCATTTTACCTTGTTTGATAAATTCACGGCATTTTTCAAATCCACGCTCTAATGTTCCTTCTGTGTAAATAAACTCCATTTATATTATTTATTTTGATTAATGAAAGCATTCATTGCTGTTTCAACATCTGCTGTTGCCATTACAGCATCGTATTTTTTATTAATTCGGTATTCACCATTAACATTAACATTGAATGTAATGAAGCTACCATTCTCAAATTGAGCTTTCAAACGCTTAGTCTCAAAGTAACGATTTGAGTAACGATCGAAATCTGTGAACTCAAAAATATTAACATTTGGGTATTCAGCTTGTAAATCGGCTTTAGCAATCTCAAATGCTGATTTGCGTATGCGAGCACTCTCCATTTGAGATTTAGCATCCTCACGTTGCTCCTTTAATTTAGTAAGAAATGTAGTTAATTTAACTGCTCTGTAGCTACCTACTACATCACTACATTCGATTTTACTTTTATTACCATCGAAGTGGAAGTAGTTGATTTTAGTATCAACAATTTTATCTTCCTCTTTATTATAACGCTTAGATAAGAAACAAACACCACCTTTATTAGTATTATAAGTAACATCTTTAGCCTCAAATTGAGTACCTTTAAAACTATAACCTAACTGAACATCATTAGTAACAATTGTAGGTTCAAACGTGTTTTCAAAATCAACATCTTTAAGGAAACCAGCTTCAATCAAAGCACCCTCTAGGCGTTCATTTGATAACATTCTATCCTTAGTAACTTTAGCTTGTTTTTGTTTGAATTCAGCAATCATTTCTTGTTGCTCTTGGCTCAAAATAATACCTTCAAATAAATCTAATTGTGACATAACCTTTATTTTTTAATTTAACTTGCGTTCCCGCCTCATTTACCCCGTAAATATACGAACTATTCCTCGGGTAACCACATATTCCGCGATTTTCCTTTGCGAGAATATTTCTTTTTGTTGCGGTAGATATTAGGACGGGTAGCCATCTTAATCTCCTCTTGTGTTACTATTATTTTCTCTACCTTTTTCATATGCGTGAATATAAGAAGGAGCTCTCGCTCCTCCAAATATTGTGTATGTTATTTTATAAAAATCTATTTACTTGTGTTATATTAGTCCAAGGTAAATTAGTAATCATACTTTCCCAACCATCAAAATAATCCGTTCCCATGCTACCTGATTCGTAGTCATGATAACCATCATCTCTAATCATTGATCCACTTGTATCTGTAATAAAAATTCTAACTGAACCTGATGATTCAGTTATATTTAATATCATTTCTTTAGGTTGAATATCCATAGTATTTTATTTTATATAAACTGCCCCATAGGCATGTTGGTCACCCCCACCTGATCCATTCCAGTAAGGGGCATCATAATGACCCCCACCTGCGAAATAATTACCTGACCAGCATGAACCATAAAACCAAGGGTTGTTATTATAATAAGTAGAACAGTTACCGCTGTTATCATCAACATCATTATCGAATGTAGATAAATTACGTGTTGTTGAAGCAGCGTGGTAGCTAAACATTCCGGGGGTAGTCCCCCCAACGTGGTTAGTTGCTTGACCACTCCTTCCGGAAAAAGCCCAATCTGAAGTAAAGTCATCAAAATACCATTCTGATCTGTGGGTGTGGTTTGATGTATCATTTAACTCAACAGCTGATGTTGCTACAAATTGGACAACTGTAATTTTATTTGAGTTTTTTTTACCAGCTAATTCTTTCCAATATTTTAATCCTATCCAACAGTTAAAATCACCTACACCAAAATTACCTGCTAAATGGGTTTCATCATTAGTAGAATCATCTGTGCCATTAGTTCTATAATTATCTTTATTAATAGCATCACTATGGGTTAAATTATTCATACCACCAGTATATCTACGGTTAGCCATTACCATAGTCCAACCCCCACCATCATACTCATTATCTACCCATGCTCTAATAGGTCTGTGTTTAGACATACGAGTACGAATACCAAATAACCCTGTGGGTGATGTGGAATATTTAGCTTTCATCCTTTCTTGGAATTTGTCAGAGTGTGCTGCTGTTCCTATTACTACTGGTCCTCCATGTTGTGCCATATTATAGTCCGAATTTTGATTTTGTAGAATTGTAAAATAAAGTAACATCATCATCACTCAATGTTCTCTCATATAGATACACGGATGATATTTTACCACCCCAATACTTATCGCTCCAAGTATAAATATTACCACCCATCATAAATTGGTTAGTTCTATTTTGGTTAATAGAAGCATTGGTTGCAGTGTGAGTATTAGTGTTAGGGGAAGTGTTATGGGTTGAATTATATAAATAAAATTTTGCACCACTAGTAGTATGGTTCCAAGTATAAACTCCTAAATTCCATTCATCATTTATAATCCCACCAACTCCAAAGTCCATCCCATTAGTATGACCACCACTAGAATTCCAATATACTAATCGTAAATCAGTGCTACTTTGCCAAAAAGACCATTCCCAACTAGCATCCTGTTTACCTAAAATACCACCAGAAGCAACGGCAGCTGTTGGGTTAAACCAAAAAAACCAACTTACAGAGTTAGTATTATTCCAACTAACATCAATCCCAGTCCCACATTGATCATTATTACCATCTACCGATAAGTAGCCATTACCTACAGAGGCTCCATTAGATAATGATATAGCTTGTTTAGTAATTATTTCATTACTTTGACCTTTAGAATTATTAAAATCCCAACAATATGTTGGATTTTGGGGAATCATTAGTGAGTAATGGAACGCCATATTATAAGGGGTTATTTAAAATCCACAATTCAACTAAACTTACGGCTTGACCAGGTCCTGGGAATGTATATGTTCCTCCCCATGAAACCCCAGCAATAGCAAAATACCAGTTACCTTGTGGTGATAAAGTACCATCTAAAAATGAACTAGCACTAGCATCGTATCTTTCTAGTCCACCCCAACCGGACCCTGAATAATCTATAGAAATAGCTGTATAACCTGTTACGCCTCCACTACCATCTGAATCTACAGGGTTTGATGTTTGTGACCATATGTTAGTTGAGCTAAGACTTGGGTAATCTAGTTTTAAAGTATATTTATCATTTCTTAGAAATTGACCCCAAGAAGATAAAATAGAGTATTTATTACTATTAGTATCACTAGTATTTGCTTGATAGGCTTCAGCCCAACCATTAGCACTTGAAAAAAAGTCCCCAGTAGATGTATTATTACGAAAAATTTTTACCCATTCTCCGTAAGAATCTGTTTCACTTTGTATTATAGGTCCTCCAAATATTCCCATTATAATCCGAATCGGGTTTTTAATGCGTTATAATTTTGTAATATTTCTCCTGCTGTTAGGGCTTTATTATATATATGTAAATTACCCAAATCACCCTTGAAACTTTGTACATATTGGTAGGCATCAGTTCCTGTAGAACGTCCAAATGTATTAGGTATAAAATACTCAGAATCTCCACCAGTTCCATTTGACATATAACCAGTATAAAATAATTCACTATCTCTATACCACCTGACAGGGTGATTGGTTTCATCATTAGCAAATACTAAAGTCAAATTAAACCATTCATCTAAAGTATGTCCCCCATCTGCATTATTACCACCACCTCCAAAACTATAACCATTTTGGGTTGTAGCCTCTGTTCTCCAATAGCCGCCATTATTTATATCTGATGATCTGTATTCTAAATGATTTATTGTTGTACCACCAACAAATATACCATGACCATGTGATTGATTACCAGTAAATCTCATCCATACAGAATAAGTAACACCATTTGGTTTAGTTGATGCGAGTGTAGTCGTAGCAGTGTTGTTTAAAGTAATATGTTCACCAACCGGAGATGAAGTCCTTACACCATTACCCGCAAATGACATATAACCGTTATTGTTCCATGTAACTTCATTTTCCCCAGCACCCATGTTACTATTATAGCCATTCTCACTTAAATCAAACCAAGTAGTTCCTGTACCTGGGTAAGACCTAGGATTAGCAGCATCTAGAATAAGAGCTAAGTTATCTGTTACTATTTTTGGTGAGTAATGGAATGCCATATTATAGTCCGTATCGGGTTTTTAATGCGTTATAGTTTTGTTGGACTTCTGTTAAAGTTAGTGCTTTATCATATATTAACCAATACCCTAAATCAGCCGGTAAACATGCATCCCCACCACTACTTGAATTGGAATTTGAAATACCCATAACCTCGCTCGTTGATAAGTTAACCATAGCTTCTCCGGCAACTGTTGCATTTGCACCACTACCATTAGTAGTTTGTACCCCACTACGTTGTAATATATCGTTTCTATAGCAAGCCGAAGTACCTGTTGATTTATTGTATGTAAAGGTGTGCATTTGCCAAGTATTTAGACTTGTGTTGTATGGTGTAAAACTACTGTTTAAATATCGTTTACTACCTGTTGTAGTTTGTAAAGTAAAATTAATATACATACTCTGTTCAAGCACAAACCCAAATGGGCTTCTACCACCACCAGTTTGAGCAATTAATCTTCTCCAATTATTATTACCATCAACATTTGGGTTACTTGTAACATTCATAAACCATTGAACCGTAACACTACCTGTGTTTATTTCCATTCCTGAGAATGTAAATTCACTTGTTCCTGTAGCACTATTGACACAATTAGACCTAAAAATACTTTCAGTTGTTGCAAAATTACTATTTGTTATAGAACCATCACCTGCTAGGTTATTATATGGGGAAGCACCAAGTTTCTCCAAATTTGAAGGGTCTAAGGCTAATACTAACCCGTCTGTTACTACTTTTGGTGAATAATGGAACGCCATATTGTATAATTAAAAGGGGGAACATTATGTTCCCCCATAAATATTAAACTAAGTTAACTACTTAACCTAAATAATCAAGGAGTTTTGCCTTAAACACCTCATCATAATCAGGGTGATCATCCCTGTAGTAGATATCTACTTGAGTTTGACAAGTATTATCTTCACCATGAATCGCAAAATATGCTGTCATGCTATTGTGTTTCTCATAAACACTCATCCCTAAATTTTCTACTGTTGGCTGTTGAGGGAAATCGATATAATCATAAAATTCTTCACCATCAACTAACATCCACAAATTTACTCTGTACATAATCAATTAAAATTAAAAATTAAACTTATTTTCTATAATCTTCTAGGCTAAATGTAGTCCCGTGTAGCTTATGTAAATCACGTTCGTAATTTGTATAAACTAATACTTCAGGGTCATCAACTAAGAAGTCACAAGACTTACAATAGTCAGGGTAATCACCTGAAATATGACCATCACGTAGCTCGTTGAATTTATTACCATTCCATATCTCCTCCAAGTTATTTTCTGAGAAATGTCCGAGAACTGCTTCTTCATCTCTACCTAATACTTGACAACATGGGTGAACAGCACCTAAACCACCATCAATACCACCAGCTCTAATAGTAATTTCAGGGGCAAATGGACGACCACAGGTTTTTACTGTACCTGTTCTTTCATTTGGGTTTTCGTAAGCACCACTCCAGTTATGCATTTTCCAAATTTCAGCCTTAGTGCCTATTTCGTCAATAAAGTTTTTTTTATATTGATCGATTTCGAATTCAGCTTGATCATTATCAAGAATTAAGTGGTATGAAGCTATAAAACAATCAGCACCTGTCTTATTAATGTACTCAATAGCTTCACGAGCATTACGTTTAATTAATTCAAACGCATCTCTATCCATCCATTTAATATATTGTTCTCGATCATACCCTATAACTGATAAGCGTAAACGATTTAGACCGGCATCAATACAATCTTTCATGTATTGGCCCTTGAATCTAAACCCATTAGAACAGATATCAGCTCTGGCACCATACTTGCGTACTATCTTGATATATTCCGGTAGATTACGCAATAACGTTGCTTCCCCACTACCTTCCAAATTGATAATCTTTACACCGCATTCAGTACACTGTTTAACAATATCTTCGAACATATCAATTTTCATACGTTTAAGAAAACCTTTATGCCTACCTGGGTTTGTTTGAGGACACATTTCGCAGCTGTAATTACAACCACCATTTACTTCAATAACTGCCCTTTCTATATTAATTGTTTCGGTCATTTAATTTTCATTTTTAAAACATATTTTGCTAACATATAAGTTATAATCCCTCTTTCTCTAACAGATTCCGTAGGTTCATATTCATAAAATTTACATGAATCTATATAGTATCCTATAATTTTTTCTTTTAATTCAGTTGAGGGTTTATGTTTATATACTTGGATAAGAGCTTCAATTACCCTAGTTTGACCTGTAAACCAGTGAACACCTGATATTACAGTAGATTCGTAGGGGTATTTGTTACTACAGAATAGTTTACCTATTTCTTCATAGCACTCTACCATTTTTTCAGTTTCTCCTAAAGATTCATATATTTTAGCTTCACCCATCCATAGGGTTTTTAAAAATCTACCAAAAGTTTGTTGATCTAATACTCCCTTAAATACACAGTTATTTGGAAGTTTACCATGTGTCTTAGAATAAGTATCGATTTTTAGGATTAAATCTCTTAAAACTTTTACTAAATATAATCCTTCTTCATGTAATCCCCCTTGACAACAAGCCCATAAATCCGAGGTGAGTTTATTCCAATATTTATATACAAACCCCCCAGTTTCAGGATCATCTTGATACTTTTCTATAGTGTTAAGAACTTCAAATGCCTCTTCAAGTTGGGTTAATGTATTTTCTACATCTTCCCAACAATTTAACCTAAACCTAATAACATCAGGCTCCAATGGGTTTTCTACTGTAATGTGGTAAGATAGATTTGTTAAAAGAGAAAAAATATCTTTTTCTTCTATATGGTTTTTAATTTCTAAACCCTTTTGAATTTCAACTTGTTCATCTCTTAATTCAAGAAAACGAGGTCTAGCCCCTTCCCAAGTAGTTTTATTCTCGGGGTCTAATGTTTTTTGAATTGATTTAAAGAAATCAGTTTTTAGAAAGTCTAACCCCAAATCATAATGGTTATGGATTGAAGTATGTTGTTTTAAAAACTTTTGAATCGCCGGACCTCCTCTTTGTTCACCTATACCCTCAGGAAGTTTCTTCCTAACTAGGTTTTTATCAAATTTCATAACTAATTTAAATGTTTTTTATGAATCCATTTTGTCACTAATGTAATCATCAAAGTCAGCTTGGAAATCTGATTTGTCATAGTTGATTATTTCATCAGCGTCTGACGGTTTAAATTTAATTTGTCTTTCTAGAGCATCTACATAAGCATTTACTTGCTTACCATCTTCGTGTTTTAACATGCGGTAAGCATTATCACGGATTTTTTCCCATCTAATTGTAGTAGCATCATCTTTAAAGAATGATTCTTCATTTAGGAATGATTTCCATTCAGTTATGTAATCTTTTTCTTCCGTCATATCATTTTCTGGATTTGTACCCATACCGAATAATTCAGGCATTAATTGATTTATAGTAGTGTACATTGATTTAGTACTGCCTCCTTTAATAGTCATCCATTCTTCAGTAGCAGGACTCCAAATGTAAGCGTAATCAGCACCATATGAACTAATCATTTCAGCTATATCCATTGCTGTTTGAGCCATATCATCTGTAAGGAATGTGATATCAGGGTCAACATCTTTATCTTTAGGATTAGATATTTCAATATCACCTGTTTCTGGGTCTAGGTATGAAATGTAACCCTCACTAGCAATTTTTTCAGCAGACATATCATCATTATAGTGATTTTCTAACCCAGCACCTAAGTTTTCTGGGTAGCCATCATAATGGTTATAAGTTGAAACTGCTTCTAGTTTTTCTGGGTCGAAATAAATGATTGTTGCTCTTGTAGCCATAATTCTAATTTTATTATATGTTATAAATATTACAGAGAATATTTAGATTTCCAATTTTTAATATTATTTTCGCCTATACCTAACTCTAATATAACTGCTTTATCAGGCACACCCGGTAGTTTATCTTGAGTAATAATATAATCAATATTTGTGTTATTCCAAACTTTAATTTTGGTTTTAGCGTTAGCATTCTTAGATGTTTTAAACACCATAGCAACCGGCATACCCCCGTAAGTTTGAGTTTTATTAACTTGGACTTTTGGTTGCTTTTCACCTTTAGAGGGTGTATGCTCTACTTTATAACACCCGTGTGAATTTTTACTTCTATCAAAATGCCAAACCGACTTATAACCTAATTCAGGTTTAGATGGAGTCTCATAACACGTCATTACCCACTTATCTAATATTGTATCGTTTTCCTTAATTCTACCTTGAGCCATATTAATAGTATTTACTGTTTACCTCATCCATTTCTAACTCCTGTGAATATAATACCTTAAAAGTGCCTCTCCAACCACCTTCGCGATTACTTCCATAGTAATAGATAGGACCTTCATATTCTTGCTTATAACTTTCAGTATGAGCGCTTTGAATACGTAAAGGATCAACCATTAATGCGGTATCATAATTTGTAATGCGTCTAGGACCATCGTAGCTACGAAATGTAATTCTGGTAGTTTGTAACCATTTACCTGCTTCGTTTTGGATTTCAAATAAATCACCTTCGAATGGAAATTCGAGTTTAGCTTTATCAAATTCCTTCTGCATTACTTTAGATGCTCCTCTACTCATATTCCTAATTCTTGCATTACTTCCTTCATGTGGCGGCACTTTCTATCTTTGGCTCTATATTGACCTGAACAAGTACAACTGACTTTGTAATCACTAATCTGTTTTACAAGATAAAAACTACCGGGGTCTGATTTGGATTCAAACCTCCATTCAGTTGGATTATCAATTTTTTTAGTACTTTTTTTTCTACCACGAGTCTCCTCTTCAAATGCTTTGATATCGTTTACTGTGGTTTCAGGCAATACCTCTACCCAATCGGGTATCATGTACAACTTACCATTCACGCGCGTTAAACCCGGTGTATATGGCGATTTTGACATATATTTGAATGGGCGAACCGTTACAAAATTACCAAATCCAGGTTTGATTGTGAATTGAGATGAATCATTATGGACAATTCGCTTACGTAATTGACCATATTGAGTTTTATTTGTGAATTCAAATAATGGCATAACTCTTACTCGTGGATTTGTTTGTACATTGCTATTGCACTCTCTCTAGTCCAAGCATTAAATTGCTTACCTGTGTTTACACCATCTTTAAAAATTGCATACCAAGTGAAACCCATGTAATCCTCTTCACTCATTCTCATTGCTTTAAACATAACCTTTATTTTGCGGCTTCTCGCCTTATTCAACACCGTGAATATACGAAGGGGCTTTCGCCCCTCCAAATATCTAATCATATTTTTCTATAGATGGTTCTTCTTTTTTCTTTTGTAACTCAATACTTAACGCACTACATAAGTTAGGTATGGTATCAGGTTCAAATTCGTGAAAGTAAAGAAAATCATCATCTGTCATCATTTGTATGACTTGAAGAACTGATAAGTTACTTACCATAGTCACTAAAACGTGGTTGTGATGGCTTTTTCTTTTTAACAGCATTTCTAAAGTTTGGGTACTTAGATTTAGCCCAATCGTGCCATTCTGTAAATGCAACGTAACGTTGCTTTGCGCTTGTATTACTCATTGTTTAATTGTTTTTCTATTTTATTCCAGTACTTAATTGTTCTATCCTTTTTATGACCATTGGGTCCACCATTCCAATTACGTGCTATAACTTCATTGTTATCATTTTTGTGGTGGTATTCCCTCCATATCATAAACATATGAATTGATTTTTGTCTATCAAACCTATCTTTTAAAGCAAATCGTTGATGTGAACCTATTAGTTTACAAATACGATTTACCTCTCTAACCATTATAGGTCTAATCTGTAGGGCACCTACTGCTTCATTGCCTACAAGATGCCTATCGCCAATAGCAGAGTCATTACCCCTAGACTCAACAAAAATAAGGGCATTGAGAAGGTCTCCATCCTTAGTAATAGGCTGAATATGTTTTGGCTTAAGTTTGATAATAGTTTCTTCATAACATACTTCTAATGGTTTAATATTACCACTACTAATAAACAATGGTAGTAAACCTAATAACATAACCTTTTTCATATTAAAACAATTTTAAAAAATCCGTATTAATCTGTTTTTCTTTTAGACGTTTATTTTGTTCGTCTTTTTCTAACATCTTACCTGCTAGTTTTTCTAAATGCTTTTCTTTAGTTTTATCGTAATCCCTAACGATTTTATCGTGTTTACGTTTTTTTATATTGCGTGTTTTCCGTTTCGCCATATTGATAAATATAAGAAAGAAATATTAGGAATCCAAATTATCTACGGGCTACTATGTCATATTCTTCATCCTCACCACCATCTAATCCTAATTCTTTTAAACGTTGTAAATGGTAATCATCTATTTCCCAATCTACCTCACCTTGACTTACGGTTTTGTGTTCTTCAATATTTTCAATTTGCTTATCGTTGAATATATCACCTACAAATAAAAAATAATGATTATAACATAACAATTCAATGTTATCTAAACGGTAGTTTTTTTTGTTTTTATCTTTGAAATTTAGCAGTAACGGCATTTTATAATCTAGAACACGTCGTTCGCTGAATTGACACTGACTACATTGTTCTTCCAAGTATCCTTCAGTAATTAAGCGATATTTTATTTTGTCGGCATTGAAATGGGAGGGATCAATCCTTCCCTCAATTATATCCATGAGTGCAGGATCTTTTTTCCCGTTTGTTAAAAATTTAGGGATACCCTTACCAGCTTGGTTTTTATGCTTCTCAAACAGGCTTTCTCCAGTTTCACTATCTTTATAGAGTTGAGCCCATTTTTTATAATGGTTGTAACTACAATTAAGATAACGAGCTGCTGCTCTATTTGATAACGTTTTGTTTTGAGCCGAAATAATCTGTTCTTTAGAAAGATCTTTAGGTGCGGGCATTATTTTTCTATTACTATTGTTTCTTCATATGTGTGGTCTCCTTCTCCCCTTTGAATCGTTATACCTTGTTTTGGTTTAGCAGTTGAACATTCAACACAAACCTTTGTATTAGGTAGTACTTTTATCCTTAGTGGGTGGATTTCCTTATCACATTTTACACATTTTACCATAATATAATATTTTTACATAAAATACATATGGTAAAACTATAAGTTTATTAAATATTAATTAACTCGTTTTGACGTTCTTGTAATTTATTGATTCTAACAAAAACATTTCCTACCTTAAATTTACCTACTTGCCCACTATCTTTAATAATAGCATTTAGCTGTTGGATTATTTGGAAATCTTGTTGTGTAAATGTATTACCATCTACCTCCACCTCAATATCAACCCCATTATTGAACCAACATCCTAAAGCCTTTTCTAATTGTGGGTTTGAATTTTTAATAATAAGGCATTTATTATACACTGGGGTTATGATTGGGTATTGGAATGCATCATTGGATATCCAGCTTCCCCATTTACTAAGATAATAATCCCTAGCTTTTTCAGTTGCTTGTTTAAAAAATTCATCATCTTTACCTATCTGTTCAGTCCACCTATGACCTCTACAAGTTAAATGGTAAACAAAGGCATCACGACTTTGAACTAATTCATACCCAGCTAAAATCCACCTTTGAAAAATATCACTATCCTCATATGGGAATGGGGCAAAATTATGATCGTGACCCCCAATGGCTTGGAAATCTTCCTTATATAATACCCAAGGAGCAAACATACCTCGTGTTGTTTGGTCTTTACATTCTTCTTGGGATTTTAAAACAAATTCTTCAAATGCCTCAATATTCAAATCATCAAAATCCATCCCAAAATTACGGATAATTTTTTCCTTACCTTCAGGGTGTAATGGTGGTTCTATACGAGTAGCACAAACTACTTTCCCACGTTCAAGATGTTTTAAGACATTTTCAATATAATTAGGACCTAAAATCATATCAGCATGCATAATACCTACAATTTCATTTGTAGCCATATCAATACCTCTATCATATAGAATAGTATGTCCTACTCTTTCTTCACTTCTGTATTTAATTACAAAATCATCTTCTAATTCGTCTAACCAAGATTTTGTATCATCTGTAGAACCATCATCCAATAGTACTAATTCAAGTTTAGGGTAAAACTTACGTACTGAGGAATAGGCATTTTTAATATGTTTTAAGTTGTTATATGTTGGTATAACTAAAGTAATATTTGTCATTTTGTTGTATTTTTAAATAAAACATCACATTGGACGTCATCTAAATTAATTTCTTCAATTATTTCAAACCCTACAGAGTTTAAATATTTTTTAGTTTCTTCATATAGGGATTGACCTTCCCATACAGAAACATATTCTAATTCAATTTGGAGAAATTTAGTATTTTGAAGTTTATCCCCAAACCCCATAAGAACATCTAACCCTGCTCCCTCTACATCAATTTTTAATAAATCAAACCCTTCAATATTAAGGTGTTCTAGAATACTTTCCATTTTCCACCCATCTACTTCTACTTCCTTTGAAATAAAATCATTATATTCAGGAGTTCTAACTAATAAAGAAGAAATACCTACATTTTTTTCTTCCCCAATAACCCCAGCATTAAACTTTAATACTCCATTTTTTTTAGTAATAGCTACATTAAAACTATTATAATGAGGGTAAGTTTTATTTATATAATTAAAACATCCAGGATGAGCTTCAAATATATAAACCTTAGAGGGATTAAGCTTATGGTATTGTGAAACATAATGTGAATCATGTCCGTCGCGAGAACCAATTTCAGCAAATGATGTAATTGGTATTTTTATTAAATCTGTAAGTTGTTTTAAATCTGCTCTCATTGTAATCCGTTTATCATTCCATACCCATCAAAAGTTGGGGGTGAACCCCATTTGGATATCCATTTTTTAATATTTAGTTGTTCGGCTCTTATCTGTCTTTCTGAAGTTTTGCCGTTATTCTCTTCTAATCTATGTGAACCTCTAGCTCCAAAATGCCAAATCAAAGATGTTGTTGGCAAAATGAATCTAAATCCACTTTGTAACATTCTTAGGAATAAATCCATATCATCATAAGATGATGGTGCAAATAATGGGTCATTTCCACCAATCTCATCCCAATGTTCTTTTTTAATTAATCCACTCACACCTTCACCTTTTGGAATCTCAAAATCATTTTTTAAAGTGAATTGTTCTGAATATTTATCAAATAATTCAGAATTAAAGTCATTATAATAAGCTCCAAACATATCTTTAGGTACTACAACGGTACCTGGTCTACTTTGTGAGTTGGGGAACATCTGGGGCTCGATTCTATGGGAGTTTACCCATAGTTTTTCATTTGGATATTTGTTATGTGTATCCACTAAAGCCTTATCCCAATTGGGTGTTACATAGAAATCTGAGTGTAAAAACATGATGTACTCTGTTGTTACTTTATCAGCACAAAAGTTCATCCCCCCACCTATTCCCTTTGGGTTATCATTTTTATCTATATAATACTGTAAATTATACCTTTCAAAGTTTTGTTCTAACCATTCATCAGTCCCATCAGTACAATTTTCGGCATGGATAATAAATGGAGAGTTTTTGTAGTAAGAATTCTTACGAACACTATCTACTGCTATCTTCAAATATTCTAAGTTGTTATATGTTGAAATACAAAATGTTACCATTCTTAATATTTTAAAGGGGCTTTTACTCCATCCCAATTTGATTGAATTACAAAACCAAAATACTGTTTAGAAAAATCTTCTTCAGTCCATCCTAATTGTTTATAAAAGCTATACTGTTGGGAATAGTGAAAACATTTAAATAAAGGAGAACAGGGCATAAATTTCGATTTATAAAATAAAACAGCCTCACCATACCAATTTAACTCATTAGGTCTCAATTTAAATAACTTTTTTATAGTATAATCTTTATCTAATCTCTCCCAAATTTGAGTATCCCAAACACAAGGGGTAGGACCATAATGGTATGTTTTACCTTCTCTACCAAAAAATCCTTTAATAATTTTATAATCTTCAGTATAAGATTCTCGAGGGTCAAATGGGAAACACTCTCTCGAGTATCTATCGGTCCACTCAAACATAGTATTATTTTCATCCATAACCATGTATGGAGTATCTTCATCATGTAAGAAATCCTTAACGCGAAAATCTTTAGTAAAATAGCTATCACTATCAATAGCTAAATAATACCTCGATAATTTAAGTTTATAAAACCCAGATTTGATAAATTGTTGCCCAACCCACCCTTGATTAAAGTGAAATATTTCTTTATCATCAATAATCTTTGTGGAAAACGGTATATTACTTTTAAATAACTCAATATCTTCTGTGGGTACTGAGATATAGAATGGAATATTATCTGTGTTGTGTTCTATGATACTTTTAGAAAGTTCTATGGCTCTATCTAGGTCACCCCTATAACTTTTACAAAATATAGAAATTAAATCCATCATAACGTATTGTAATAAGCATTTTGTTTTTCTTGACGTTCAATAGTTTTATTATGGATTAGGGCAAATTCTTCCTCTACAGGTAAAATAGCGTGTGTAGCGTGTCCGATGATTTTTTCATGTACTTCCCCATGCCATTTAATACGTGGGTCATTTCTATATAATCGCCATTGCATATCAGGCCAATTTACTCTACCTCTACTATCTACAATCCAGCCCCATTGTTTAATATGGGCTTCAGTTAACCCTTCTACTCTATTAATTCGAGGAACTCTCATTAAATCTACCCCTTGATTAACCTCTAACATTTGGGGTATAATTCGCATCATATATTCGTTAGGCATTTCATCAGCATCAATCTGGAAGATGTAGTCACCAGAACATAAACTATTTAAGCGGTTTTTCATAGCAGCAAAATCACCCTCGAACTTAAAAGAAGCCCACCTAAATAAGGTTTTTTCAACATTCATTTTACGGAGATAAGTTTCTACTTCTTTATCCCCATTATTAGAATCGAATAATACTACAACTTCGTCTTTGTCTCGTTTATTCTTGAGTAAGAATGTAATGAGTCGTTGGATTTCAACAAATTCATTACAAACCGGTACTGCATAACTTAATTTCATATCTTATAAACTTTGGACATAATGTAATAACCTATTTTGAGGATTCCAACCTAATCGCTCAATAGCATCGTTATTCTCACGGAGAGTTTCTCTATAATTACCGTTTTGGTTAGGTAAATATTCAAATTCTACCTCAAATTTATCTTTAAACATTTGGGCCAATTCATTAATTGAGAAATTAAACCCAGTTCCTAACTCCCAAGCATCTTCATGAATTTCACCCTTCATACCAATCCTCCAAAGACCATCTACGATATCAATAACATGGGTAAAATCTCTCCTTTGTTCGCCATCACCAACAATAGTTATTTTTTCACCATTATTAATTTGTCTTCTCCACTTACCTGTTACTGGGGCCCAGTCACCTTCTTGTACTTCAGTAGGACCATATACATTATAAAAACGAGCGATTTCAATACTCATCCCATAAGTTTTTTTATACATCTTACATACTTCCTCCCCAATATGTTTACAAGCAGCATATGGTGATTGGTAGGGGTTATGCCAACGTGATGAGGATCCTGAATATATGATTTTTGATCCTGTTAAACGGGCATATTCGCATACACGTTGGGTCCCTGACCCATTAGTAAAAAATGTTATTGTAGGGTTATTAAATGAGGGTTGGATTCTAGATAGGGCTGCAAGGTGGTATATTAAATCAAAACGCCTATCATCTAAGATAGTCCCTATATTATTAATGTCCCCTCTTATATACTCACATCCAGTTTGATGGTTTGACTCTTTTCCTATAGAGTAATCATCTAATGAAGTAACATCATGTCCTTCTTCTATTAATCTCTTGGTTAAATTACTCCCAATAAAACCAGCTCCCCCTGTTATTAATATTTTCATTATTTAAATACTTTTATATAATCAAGAGCTTCGATGAAGTCACGTTCATTAAAGTGTTTTATTGTAGACATATCCATTTTTCCCTCTTCACTTGGAAGGACAGCACCCCACATCCAATTACTACCATTAGTACCATCAGCAAATACCATACCTTGTTCTGGGTTGTTTATAGTATTAGGCATCCATACTAGACCATTTTCATCTTCACCCATTAATTCTTTGTAAAGATCAGGGAGGGATTCCATTTGTTCGTTTAAAAATTCAGAATCTCTAGTCATAAGGGTATTAGTGATAAAACCACAACCAAAACAACTATAATTTTTAATTTTATTATTAACCTCAGTTACGTAGCAGGCATCAGACCCACATCTTGAACATTCTATTAAATTATCCATTATAATTTTTGTAATTTAGGGAGTTGTAATTTAGGGAGTTCAAGTTGAACTTGCTTAGATATTTCAGGAACATTGGTTTCTAATAACTCTCCTAATAATTCTTGCATTTTTTCAAAACTAAAATTTGTTTTACTATAGTACGCCTGTCTCTTGCTACCATCTGTATACTTTTTATAGTTTTCAAACATATCTTTAAATTTAGAACCGATTTCCCCATGATTAGGTGAAAACCATTTAGACCCTTCTATAAGCATGTCTTTAACTTGAGCTGACTTATCAATAGGGGTTAATTGGCCTCCCAATAAAGTTGTGAATTCAGGATTTAAAAAATCAATGTGTCCACTCCAATTTGTAGTAATAATAGGCTTTCCTGTTAAACTAAATTCTAATAAGGGACGTCCAAAACCTTCCCCTCTAGTTAAACTAACCATTGCTTTTACTTTGGAATGGTTATAGATAGAATTTATTTGTTCATCTGTAAAATTACCATGGAGGAGATATATGTTAGGTAAATTTTTAGAATTGACAGTATTACGAATCTCAATAATTCTTTTTAAAATCTCATCTCTATCTTTATAAGATGGGGTATGTACAGAAGTTTTTAGGATTAAAGCTGGTTTTGATTTCTTATTCTTAAAGGTTTCAAAAAAGGCTTTAATTAATAGACTAACATTCTTTCTATCTTCCCCCATTGATCCTGGAAGCCAGTGACCTACAAACAAATAAGCAAATGATTCTTTGATATTAAAATCAACAGTACATGGTTTATCATCTGGGAAGTAAGTATCTAAGTTAACACCCTCAAATAATACTTCAATTGGTGAAGTTAACCCAATAACAGACTTTGCGCCTGTTTGTTTATCAGTACCTTCAAATCTAGAATTTTGGAATACTTCTTTACTATGGTTGGATGAAACTAAATTCATATTCATCCTATTCATCCCTTCAACCCACTGAGGGGCACAAGTATTAGTTTCTATACCAGCGGTAATACCAATATTATATTCCCCTATACTTTGGAATTCATTGGGAACTGAGATTTGAGACCAAATATCTGGTTTTTCTGTGAGTTTTTCTCCAACTCCCATAAGGTGGGGTTTTAAAAAGTGCCATTCTTCATGGTCATCAATAAACCCCCATGTTGTGTTTCCCCAACGTTGAGGCATAACCTTAACATCGTATTTATCTAGATTTATAAGTGCTTTAACAATGTCTCTAGAACGAGCACCATAACCGCTGTAAGTATCAATAGGACACGAAATAACAAACGTATTCTTCATTTTAGTACAATAATTTATGTGGAACTGTAGGTGTAACTACTTCATTCGTATTAATAAATTCAAAAGATTCTCTAGGTTCCCAGGTATTAAATAATTCATTAATTCCTTCTATAATCCTATCACCCATATGTTGAGCTGTAAAACCAGCTTCATTACCTACAGCCCAATCACGACCTTTAAGTCCTAATTCTTTTCTTTCACTACGAGTCATGTTATATAGTTTAAGAATTTGAGCTGTAGCATCTTCAGGTTTACATCTATCATCCCATATATAGGGTGTTACTGGTGAACCTTGGATTGAACGAGATGTAGGGTATACTGGGAATGCCCATTCACCATGAGTCTTATATTTACCTGTATGATTAGAAGGAACATCGGCTGATGGGGTAAACCATTTACCATCTTCATCAACAAATCTCATTTGATCCTGCATACCACCTGTTACGTTTGAAATAATAGGAGTACCAGCTAATATAGCTTCAGTTAAGGATAAACCCCAACCTTCATTAGAAGTTAATAGAATCTGAGCGTCTGCTATGTTATATAGATAATTTAATTCTGCTCGAGTAAAACGCTTAGTAGTAAATTTAATAGATGGTTCATCATCTCCAAAGAGGTAATTTTTTACTGCCATTAAATCCGTACCATGATCTGAAGAGATTTCAGTATGGAGAATAAATTTAACTTTACCCCTTTGGTCTTCTGTTAGTTGATCTAAGAAATACTTCCAAGCTAAGAGTGTATCTGGGATTTGTTTACGTCTAATATTTCTAGAGTTGAAAAATAAGACAAAATCATCATCTTTAATTCCTATTGAGGATTTAAAATTAAGATATTCTTTATCACTTTCATCTAGTGGGAAAAAGACATTTGTAGCCAAACCATGAGGGACATACTTGATGACCTTATTTTTGGCTTTTTCCCCTAGTGTTAATGTATTAATATTAACTGTTTGTTTGGAAATACCAAATAAAGCATCACACGACTCATAGAATGATCTATTATACATGGGTGCCGGATAGTCATCCCAAATGTTAAGATATACTATAGGAATTTGAGAACGGATTTCATTTTCAATATCAAACAACCATAAAAAATATCTAGGATCTGTAATTAAGAAAATAGCATCGAATTTGATTTCTTTAAGTAAGTTCCTAATTTGGTCTGAATTGCCATAACCATTGTTGGGTTGGACTATAACTTCAGCATCCTCAATACCTGCTATGTCATTCATTGAGGGACTTAAGTCAAATCTTTTACCTACTTCAGGGTGGTTGATGGCTCCCCCAAGATTAAACCAATTAAAATGGTGGGACGTGTGAGATACCATTTCTTTTGCAACATTACCTACACCCGAATGGAGACGTAGGTCATCACAGAGAAGTAAAATACGTTTTCTCTGTTCTTTTGGAATATAACCTTCTTTCATTAAAATTTATTTTTCTAAATCTAAGTTAGATTGATTAGTAATTTGTTTTCTAAAATCTTCATCTGTAAGATACAAAAAGATAGCTCGATCAGCAAGTTTTTGGAATGAAAACTTACGTTTTACACACTCAATTTTGAAGGTTTCAAACAAATCGCTTTTGATTTTTACACTAGTAAGTGTTTTATCATTTGCCATAACATTGTTTATTTAATTTATATTTTTATATACGTATATTAAGATTCTGTTAAATTGAATTCTTTATTAAAGAAATCTAAAGTAGATGCCCAGTTAGTAAACCTATACCCTTTATCATCTATGTAAATAAGAGCTCTAGGTTTTTCACTTGTTACCTCTTTAATATATTGTTTTACTTGGTATTTTTCTAACCATTCTTCAACTAGTTGTATCATGGTTTTTTCATTGGGGGAAGGTCTATCAGGTTTTACCTTACCTGTAAATATTACCATAGTGTATCCTTGACTGTGGAAATATTTTATGGCATCTAAGGCTCCCTCTAGGGGTTCATCATATATGCTACCATCATGGTAGCCTTTAGAATTTTTATAAATAACACCATCAAAATCTATTGCAATCTGGTATTGGTTTTCGTATTCTTGTAATGAATCATATTGTTTAGTCATCATAATAATTCTTCTACTATTTTTACATCTTGAGGATAGTCCACAGAATACGAATCTCCTTTTACTTTTACAAGTTTAATTTTATATCCTAATTCTAGAAATCTAAGAGTTTCAATATCTTCGATTGATTCTAAGGGTGTTCTCTCTTTAACTGATGTAAATCCTGCTAAGTGTTCTTTATTGAATCCATATATGGAAACATTTTTCATTACACATTCAGAACCTCCTAATTTAGTTCCTGGGATTGCAGATCTGGAAATATACATCATCTCGCCCCGAGGGTTAGAAACAATTTTAGCTAGTTTAGGGTTATTTGCTTCTTCTAGATTATTTAGGGGAGACCAGCAATTAACTATGTGGTTGGGGTATTCTAGTTTAGCATCCCTAATTTTAATAATGTCATTGGGATCTAATAGAGGTTCATCACCCTGAACGTTAATAATCATATCAGCATCTAAACCTAAGGCCGCTTCAGCCACCCTATCAGTCCCTGTTAAACAGTTTTCTGAGGTTAGGATTGATTGGAAACCGTAATTTTCAACTACATCAATAATCCTTTGATCATCAGTAGCTATATAAACATTTTCCTTGCCTAAGGCAATTTCAGCAATTTCAGCTACCCTTATAATCATTTCCTTACCTTTAAGTTTAATTAAGGGTTTTCCAGGAAGTCTAGTCGACTGATACCTAGCAGGGATTATGGCTACAACTCTCATATTATTTGGAAGTAGCGGGACATAAATGGGTCTTATGATAGGGACACCACTTACAATTATTATTAGTTAGAGCAGGCATGTCTTTATCGTTAAATCCGTCTTTAGTAAAGCAATTATCTAAAAATTCATTTAGTGATTTGGTTGCTTGATTAACTGAGGTTTTACCTGAGGGTGGTCTGAATTGTTGGATGCGTTTAATTACAAAATCTTGTGATTCATATAATTTACGCTTTACAATAAAGAATTCAATATCAATATCATCGATTGGGACATTATATTGTTGAGCAAAGAATTTTTTATACAACACTAATTGGTGTTGTTTTGATTTATCTTTCTTTGCTTTATCGTTCCAACCGCGGGTTGATGTTTTTATATCGATTATAATGAATTTGTTTGTGTTTTCATTATACATGACCACATCCAAAAATCCCATGTATTTAACACGAGGTAAACGCGGATTAGGCGCCAATACAATTGGTACCTCACAACCTACTAACCACCAACCACGTTTAGAAAAATATTTACGTCTATTTGACCTTAAATACTTTATAATTTCAACACCGTCGGAATAGAATTCTCGAAGTGTTTGGGCGTCAGTAAAATGCTCTCCTTTATTTTGTTTATAAGCCTCTGCATAACAATCTCTTAATCTGGTTTCAAAATCATCTTCTAAGTCTAACTCGTCAGCCTTAACTGCACTCTGGTTATACATAACATCAAGATACATTTGTAATGTCTCATGTAATGCAGTCCCAAAAGTCATATGAATACTTTGTTCCCTTATTTTATGTCCATCTCTGTATTGCAATGCCCACTTTTTGGGACATTGCGTATACATAGATAATTGGGAATATGAGATATTTTTTTCAAATGCAAAATTCACAGGTTCAGGTGGATTTCTCTGTATATCTCTAACTATTTGTGGTACTTTCTTTTTAGCCAAAACTTATTTTTTCCACTGACCTTTCTCTACTAATTGAGAGATGATACCATAATTCACAATATCTTGGTAGGTATCAGTTAGTGATTCATTATTTGCTGAACGTTCGGATATTAATAGGTTTTTCCATCGATTAACCTTATCATTTATTCTATACCATAGTCCTGTGAGAGCAAAATTCCTCTCCTCTTCATTTCCAAGCCCAGTACCAGCACTAATATTAGACATCCCGTAGTCAAGATGTTTTTTGCTGAATAACTCCAACTGCTCTTCCACGATATCCATATAACCAGCGTAAATAGTAGGATATTCTTTTTTAAGTATTTCTGTAGCTGGTAGACCATATTTGATTGTGTCTTCACTCATAACTTATAATATAATAACTTTATTTTTTACTTCCAAATCCTTTTACAGTTGCTTCATCTCTATCTAACCTATCTTCCAAATCTGTTAGGCGAGTAACTAACTCAGCTAAAGCTGTATTTATATCTTCAACTATAATAGAATCATTTTGCTCCAAAGCATCAATACGTTCTTTATTAATTACTGGTGGTTTCTTTGATGTTCTTACAATTAGAATAGTAAGTAAAACTATAGGAGTTACCACAACAGTAAAAATAAATAAACCTATAATTGTTGTAAAAATTGACCCTATCATATAACTTGTTTTTGATCTAAATATTTTTCTATTGTTTCTAATCTTTCATCAGCATCTGCTAACATAGCAAGTGCCTCTTCAGCGTTTTTATAAAAATCCTCTGTTGAGTGATCACCAATACCTGATGGATTTTTTTCTAGTAACTCTAAAGTGAGTAATGCTTTTGCCTTATCAGCTAATGCCGAGGAATGGAGCATGTTTCTTAGTCTACTCATAACTTTGCTTTTTTAATTAACTTTTCAGTTTCGTCTTCTTCTACCCCCATATTCCAAAGAATACCTCGTACCCCATGGTCTTGTAAAATTGGAATATATTCATCAGCTTCTCCTAGACCACATTCTAGGTAATCTGCAACATATTCAGCAACTTCTTTGTAATTTTTTTTGTTTTCGTTTTTTACGTACTTTAGGTAGACTTTCTTTTTAGGTAACATTTCTCTGTAGATAGAATAAATTTGTTTCTTACTTTGTGGGTTTATCTTTTGGACATAGTTTACAATATCAATATAACCTATATCCATAGATAAATATCTATGTATCATGTAAGAATTAAAGTTATTCCACGATTCTTGTGAAATCTCTTCAAGAGAAGATTTATAGAGGGTGATTTCATTTAACCACCCCCATATATTTGTTATTTCTTTATTTTTCTGAGTCACCTTCAAACTCTTTACGTAGTTCTGGGGGTAATGTTTTTGTTAAAATTTCACCAGTTTCGGGGTTCCAAAATACTGGGATTGGAACTATACCATTTTCACTTGTACCTGTAATAAATTTAGATACTTCTCTTAAAATTACACCCTGCTGCCATACTTGGCCTCCTTCATTAGTTGTAATTGGTGTTGTTTTGCTCAAATCAATGTTGGGCATTTGCATTTGTCCTTGATCCATGTTATTTATTTTAATTCAATTAATTTTGCGATTAATGCCATTGCATTAATTTCTTTATCTATTCTGAAGTTTGATTGATAGCTGTATTCATTGATGTAGACTGAAACCATCCCTTCATTACCACTTGCATATACATTAGCATTATCGTAAAGATAACGATAAAGCTCTTCAAAATCACTGATGTTTGCGTTAGCAATGATTTGGCGAATTTCACGCCATTTTGGTTTTGCATTACTTAATTCTTTAAGTATTGATGACATATAATTAGATGACACTAATACTGATTTATCTATTGTAAGTTTGTTATCTTGGGTTGATAGCTGGATCGTGTTAAGACACTTACGTAAATCAGGGTAATATTGATTTACAATGGTTTTTAAATCCTCTACCTCAAACTTAGTTTCTTCTTTATTCATCACCCAAGCAACGTGTTTTGCTACTTCACCTTTAGTAGGAGGTACTATTTTAAGTACTTGACAACGTGATTGAAGTGGATCGATAATACGTTCTACAAAATTACACGTCATAATAAAACGAGTAGTACGTGAGAATGTCTCAATTACATTTCGAAGTGAAGCTTGTGCCTGTATCGTAAGAAAATCTGCCTCATCTAGAATAACCACTTTAAGTGGTTTAAACGACATTGTAGAAGCAAAACTTGATACCTTATCTCTAATGGTTTCAATACCTCTTTCATCTGAAGCATTAATGTAAAGATAATCACAATCTAGATTTTTAACAATAATCTTAGCTAATGTTGTTTTACCAGTTCCAGCAGGACCTTGAAATATAAAGTGTTGGATATCTCCTTGATCCAAATATTGTTGGATTGATTTTTTGATATGTTCATTCCCAACGTAATTTTCAAGAGTTGATGGTCGATATTTTTCAACTAAAAGGCTATGATCAGTAATCGCCATAAATGTTAAATTTCTTAACGGGTTCAGGTTTAATTTCTATCTCTTCGGTGCGTATAACATACAACTTACTTTCTAAGGGAGCAAGTCTAAACTCAGCTTTTTCTCCTGTTTTTTGAAACCAAGCCTCTAAAGCTTCAGTAAGTGATTTATGTACTATTTTATCACCAACAAGCACCCAAGAATCTCCTGGGGCTTGTCTGTTGGCAATAACTTCTAAATATTCTTGGGTCTCTACTCTCATTACATCATCCCACCCATCATAGACATTGGATCAACTTCATTATTACTTTCTGAAGGTTCGTCTACAATAGTACATTCTGTTAATAAAATTGTACCTGCTACTGAAGCAGCATTTTCAAGTGCTGTACGAGTTACTTTAGCTGGATCGATAATACCTGCTTCTTTCATGTTTACTTTTTCCATAGTTTTAATATTAAAACCAGTCCAAATATCCTTTTTGGTATGGGTTAAGTTATCAGCCATAATTCGACCATCAACTTCATCCCAACCTGCATTCATTAAGATTTGAGTAAATGGTTTACCACATGCTTGTTTAACAATTTTAGCACCAATATTATCGCCTTCAATTGATTCTCGAGCATATAATAAAGCAACGCCCCCACCAGCTACAATACCTTCTTCAATAGCAGCTTTTGTAGCATTCAAGGCATCATCAACACGGTCTTTCTTCTCTTTCATTTCAGATTCTGTAAACCCTCCAACATGGATAATACCTACCCCACCAACAAATTTTGCTAGTCTTTCTTGAAGTTTTTCGATTTCAAAAGGAGTTGATGCTTGTTCAATTTGGTTTTGGAGTTCTTCAATACGAGACTCAATTCTACCAGTTTCACCTTTCCCATCTACGATGGTGGTAGTTTCTTTACCTACATTAACTGTACGAGCTTCACCAAACCAATCCCAAGTGAATTTATCTAGCTTCATACCTTTTTCTTTACTAAATACTTCACCACCAGTTAAGGATGCTATATCTTCTAGAACAAGTTTTCTTCTATCACCGAAATCTGGAGCTTTAACAGCACAAACTGCAAGTGTACCACGCATTTTATTTACAACTAATGTTGCCAATGCCTCGTTATCAATATCTTCAGCGATAATAAGAAGAGAACGACCAGTTCCAGATACGCCTTCTAATACAGGGAGGAGTTCTTTAACTTGGGTAAAACGTTGGTCAGCAATTAAAATATAAGGATCATTTAATACAGCTGACATATCAGCATTATTAGTTACAAAATAAGGTGATTTATAACCACGATCAAATTGCATTCCTTCTACAACTTCAAGATAAGTTTCACCAGATTTGGATTCTTCAATAGTAACAACACCATCACGACCTACCTTATTCATTGCGGTTGCGATCATTTTCCCAATTTCAGGATCGTTATTAGAAGAAATCGTTGCGATTTGCTCTAATTGTTCTTCTGAGGAAACGTCTTCAGAAGTTGTGCGAATGATTTCAATTACTTGCTTTACAGCAGCATCGATATCACGTTTAATTTCTACGGCATTAACACCATTATTAAGGTGAGATAAACCTGCTTTTACCATCTCACGAGCTAATAAAGTAGAGGTAGTAGTACCATCACCTGCCTTATTTGCTGTTTTTACAGACGCTTGTTTTACCATTTCAACCCCAAGATTTTCTGCTGGGTCTTTAAGGGTGATTGACTTTGCTACAGTTACACCATCTTTTGTAGATTGTGGAGCTTGTCCTGGTTGGGAAATAACTACATTACGACCATTGGGTCCTAAAGTTGCTACAACAGCATCTGCTAGTTTATCAATACCTTTTACTAGTTTGGTCCTTGAATCAGAACCATAATCAATAACTTTACTCATTTTCTTTTGTAATTTTAGCTAAAACTTCATTTTCTTTACCAATCCAATATTCATTACCCTCGTACTCAAACTTAGTAAAACCCATTGTTGGTAAAACTACTACATCACCTTCTTGAAGTTGGGTTGGGGTAAAAACACCCATAACTGTGTGTCCTGGGCCTACACCTACAACCTCACCGGTTTTATTAGTATCATTTCCTAGATCTGGGACTACAATATTCCCATACATTGTTTCTTCGATTTCAACAGGTTTAACAATAACCGCGTTGTACATTGCTTCTAAACTCATAATTTTGTTATATTTTTTAAACGTTCTTCAATTTTTTCATACTCTGTAACATACTCAGCTACTGAACTATAATCCCTATCTAATAAACTATCTTTAGCAATACGGTTTACTGCTGAACTTAGTTTAGAACAAAAACTTAGAGTCTGTTGGTATGTTTTACCACTTTTCTCTACTGTAATGTTTTTAATTACAGCATAATTGTTTTCATCAATTTGAATCATGTAAGGATCCAGTGCTGGATCTGTAATAAAATTAGGCATAACTATTATTTATTTATTTAACGTGAATATACGAAAGATACCTCAGGGCACCAAATTATAACTTACTTAATTTTAAGTGTTTTTGGTTTTGCTTTGTCAGTGATTGGGATATTAATCTCAAGTAAACCATTTTCAAGTTTAGCATCTGCTTTACTTAAATCGTATTTAGCTGAGATTTTGTATCCTAAATCAAATGAACGCTTTGATAATCCTCTGTGGATGGTTCCAGGATGGAAAGTTTCTTCCTCTGGTTTATTATAACTGATTTTTAAAACATCATCTTCGATGTCTACTTTAACATCATCTTTAGTAAGACCCGTACAGGCAACTTCAAATTGAAGGCTGTCATCGGTATAAAAGATGTTTAAAGGGTGTGGTTGTTTTGCCTTTGTGGCTGCTAAATACCCACTCTGTGGGTTAAAGAAATTGTGGAATAAAATATCAAATTCCGAATAGTTTGTACTCATATCGATTTACATTTTGTGCTGTCACTAAGATCAGCTATTAATAAAAAATTACGTGCCCTAAGGTCTTTCGTATGTTTATACGTATATTAAAAATTGGTTTCTGCTTTTCTTATCATAAAGTATTCGCTAGAAATTTCATCTGTATTAAATCTTAATTGAAGTAACCCACCTTTAGCTAATTTAAGGATACCAGATTCCATATCTTTATTAGCTGAAAGGATGGTTTTAAACATATTAGAATCAAATGGGACACTAATTCCTCCTTCTTTGACATTACCCATTAACTGGTAAGTAATTTTATTACTATGTCCATGACCATCTCCAAAAACAATCTCACACACTAGGTTACCATCTAAATCTGTAGTTGTTTTAAATACCATATTATCAACATCACTTAAAGCACTCTTTGCTCTAATAAGTTGAGAAACATCCTCATTTGATAAATTAATTTCTACTTCCCATTCATTAGGTTCATTAACTGAGCCTACTTTAGGGATTAATAACATATCAGATAAAGCATATGTTAAATTAAAGTGCATATCTGAGAGATTTAGCTTTGTAGCTACAGTATTAATTTTTTCTACTTCAATTAATACATCCCCCTGACAAATAGAAACTAAGTTATTTAGTTTTTTAGTATCATAAATGGGTAATGTAGTATTATCTAGTTGGAAATTCTCACATATAACATGCCCAATAACATCCTTACTAGGTGAGATAAAATTAATTTCTAGGTTATTATTATTAACAACCCATTTTACAGACTCATTAGTGCCTAGGTAATATTTGCTAATAATTGAACTAAGTAGTGATTTAGCTATCATAAGTTAAAAAATGTATTTCTATATGGGTTTAAATTTAATTTCCAACCAAGGTCATCATAAAAACCTTCTAATTTATTTAATAAGATAGATTCAAATATTTTTTTTCTATCTGCGTACTGCTCTATAAATGTACTAATTTTTTCTGGGATATCAAAATCTAAAAATGCAAGTGCTTCGATTTTATATGGATTATCTTTCATATAAATCCACTTTACTTTATCACCTTGAACAATATAACTATATTTTTTATCTAAACCCCAAAACCTAAGTAGGTCATTATATTTAACAGTAGCTCTAACTGATGCTGGGGCTCCTTTAGCTAAAGTAGAAAACATCTCACCAGCTCTAGCTTTGCGTTCTGTATACTTATTTAATGTTTTTACGGAGGTTGGATTGCCTAATTTAGTTAAAGGTAAAGTACCATCTAAAATTTGCTTTCTAAAGATTTTTACACGCTCATCTATCTCAGTTTGTGTAGCACCCTTTAAAACATCTACTAATACAGCTCTAAAAAAATCTCCCAAAATAGGGGGGAAATTTGCTTTTTTAAATTCTAAACCTTTAACATCAAGTGTTTCTTTAGCAATACCTTCCTGTTTAGTAATCCATTGGGCATATCTACGGGTTGCTCTAAAATAGGCTGAACGAATAACACATTCTGTTTTCATTTCTAAGCGGTGTTCGTCTACATTAAAACAATCACGAGCTAATCTATCGTAGTCTTCTGTGATGATGTCTTGGTATTGTAATGCGACTTTTTCGAGGGCATTATCTTTTTCTTCCACACCCATCTTATCAAAATTAGGGTAGAGATGCCTAAGCAAAGGTTCAGCATTAAAATAGTTAGAGTCTGTATCAACATAGGCACAATAATTAACATCATCTTCGTCACAAATCCACCAAGGTACTTCTTCTATGTGTTTCATTCACTTACTTGTATTTCACCTAAATTATAAGCCGGAATATAATAATAATATTCGTGTTTATCAAGCCATCTTGTGACTATTCTTTTCATTTCATAGGAGTTTCCTGTAATAATCTGATATTGATTATAACCAGGCTTTTCCCAAAAGAAAAACTTCTCTAGTCTTTCTTCTACTTTTTTATGTGTTACTCCGTGTAAGTCTAAACTAGAACTTTGCATCGTCTCCGGGCAATGTAATTATTCCAGAGTCTTTTTCACCTTTGGATGTTAATAGTTGTTCTTCAGGGATAATATAGAATTTATACCCTTTAATAGAGAATTTACCCCCCTGTTTTAACATTTTTCTAAAAAAGTTTTGTTGGACTTCAGTCCATTCCTCACTTAATCTAATAATAGCATCTTTAGTGAGTTTTTCTCCTTCATGGTAAATCTCTACTTTACCTCTAATTGATTGCTTGCTTAACATATCTCTAATTTTTCTTTACCTTTCATTACTTTATTCATGTGTCTATTTGCACATAAAGCCGATTCTTGGATAATCCGCTGACCACTAAGAGTAATCGCTTCAGATAAAACTACATTACCGTATCTAAACGAACCTAACGCTGTAGCACCATATAAAGAATTTAACAAAATTTTCATAGTATATTGTTTCATATGATATCCAGCTCCTAATTCTTCATCTCCTGCTTTATATGCTGTTTTCATTTTACCTTTATACAAAACACGCTCATCAAACCATTTTTTAAGGATAGTAGATAATACTGATTCTTTATCTGTTCTAAAAAATACACCATTTGCTGAGAGGGCTAAATTATTGCCTGTAATAAATGATACTAGCTCACCTACTGACATTTGGGTGCGTTTACGTTTAGTATTTTCTATAATAAGTAATTCTTCACTATCTCTTGATTTAAGATCATTTAATCCTAAACGATTATTTCTATCATCCTCATCTATAATCCTACCAACCATTGTTTCCTTACCAATATTAATAGTCATAATAATTGATGGGTATAGTGAAGTTAAATCCTCATCAAACATATAGTTGTAGATACCAGCTTTAGGGCAAAAGAGGTAACCACCAGCATAATTTTTCTTAGAGATAGGATTTTTGTCCTTAGGTGGTGGGACGATCCCTTGAGAAAGTAAATATGCTGAAATGGCACCATCTTGTGTCTTAGTGTTAGCATAAACTTCACTATAATTATGCTTTCCCTTATGTGCCAGGTTTTTTGATAAAGATAAATACTCTAATTTTTCATCTAATACCTTTAAAATTTCAACATCACGGAAGTTATACTCAATAAAAGTATCTACATCATTTTCAAATAATCTATCTAAACTTCCTTCGTATTCAATTTTATTCAACCCAGCATATTTTTCACCAATAGCATCCAATTTGTAAGATGGTTCATCAGCCCAACTATACTTTTTATGTAAACGCATATAGTCTAATGATTCAACACCTGTTATTTGTATGTATTGATCTTTAAACCAAGGTGTCTCACGAACAATGTTTATAGGAGATAAATAAGTTGCTGCTCTTTGACCTAAAACATTTTTAATTCTATAGTAAAGATAAGGAATATCGAAATAATCACTATTCCACCCTACAATAATATCTGGGTCAATTTCTCTAAATGAGATAATAAATTGTTTCAATAAGTCTTTTTCAGTAGGGAATGGAATTATTTCTCTATTTTTGGTCTTAGTATGTTTGATTTGATTTTTAGCATCTAAAATTAATATAGCCCACTTATTTGTAGATTTATCAAACCAAGCAATAGATGTTACTTTTTTAGGAGCACTTTTAATATACTCTTCAGTAAGTGCTTCACCCATTTCTATCTCAATATCAAAAAATAATTCTTTATGAGAAGTAGAGGGATCATCATTAACCCCATATTTTTCAATTAAAAACTTTTGATAAGGAGTCATATCCGCAAAGTGAAGATTCATATCATCCCTTTTCCACCTTGTAGTTTTTTTTAAGGTTTCCCCATTCAAACCCTTATGAGTGCTCTCCTCAGGAGAACACTCAATATAAGCTTCGTTTACCCATCTTTCTATCTCATAACCCTC